GCTTGTTCCGTTCTGTCTGTACACTTTCCAACCATTTCGAAGGATAAGCCTGTTTAATTCACTTGATTTCATTAACCTCCTTTCTTTAATTAATTACTCTGCAAAGGTAGAAAATTTTCTACTATTACACAATAAAAGAACAATTATTTTTCAACACGAACAAAGATTTAACACAACTACAAAAATATTTTTTCAACTCTGCCCTATTCGGGCGTTTCGTGCGCCTTTTGCTACTTTTGGCGCGACAAAAGTAGTTCAAAAACAAGGCTTCACCCCTCTAAATTAGAGCAATGAAGCCACTTTTAAGCCGTTTTAAGGTACTTTCTTTGCTAATTCTGCAAACTATATCGGTCGGTTAGAACCTCCATTAGAGCGAAGTTTTGCGGAATAAGGTTCGGGATGTCGGTTTTCCCTGGCTTATATAATTCGGTCGCAATGTTGTAAATATCCCATAAACTGAAAATAGATGTTTCCTGGGCTTTTTCCAAATAATCTTGTGTAAACTGTGAAATTTGGCTTTGTGTCAATGGGTAGGTTTTAACCTCGTTTCTCAACGTTGAATTATCGCAGTCGTGCGCCACTCGTAACGATGTCAGTAATCCAATAAGTTGGTAAACGTCGTTTTGTGTACAATTGATTTCTTTCATTTTCTGAAGTACTCTCAAATCGTTTTCCCTGTATTCAAAAAAGTTAGACATCCAATTTCCCACACTTTCAAAAAGCTGGTCATCCGTAACCTTGTCAGCTCCGTAGTTCGATGCGATGCGCTCCTTATTCAAAATACATTGGTTATGGCAAATCTTCACACACGGACCAAAAGCAATTTGAATGCCGTCTTGATGATAGGCTATGACGATGTTAGATGTCATTTCGGGCGTGTCTCGGTCGTTTATCCTGATAGTAGTATAAACACGTCTCAAGATGTGCGCTTCAACTGAATTTGTGCCGTGAATGGCTTCCACCTGTGGCAGAACTACAACGCCCGGGTTTTGCCGGCTGTTGTTTTTGGCTGCAAAAATTTCCTCAACGGTATAATCTAAACCGCTGTTTCGGCAAATATCAACAATTTTATTAATGACTTGATAGTGATATATACCCCTTAAAGGATTTCCGTAAATATCGTTCTCTTTGTGCGTTTTACGCAATGTTTCAAGGTCTAAAACTTCAATGCTGTTATTTTGAAAATCAAATTTTGTTGTATTCATGGCTATTTATTTTTATTGGAGTTATAAACTTGTAAATCAGAAAATAGAGCAACTAAAGGAAAGAATTTTATTTCTTTTTCGTGACCTTCCTCGTTGATGGTTTTCGTGGTTTGACTTCCCCACAAATAAAGTGCTTTTTCACCTCGTTTAACTCGCATTCCTAAGCGTTCCCATTGGTCAAAGGTTTTAAACTCCTGATGTCCTTGTTTCCCATAAATAGCTTTTAATCCCTCGTTTATGGTTTTGATGTTGCCGTTGGTTTTTAATTCGGCTAACGGTTTGGAAATTAGTTTTAATTCCGTGCGCTTTGCTTGGATATTCGATGTATTATTCATACTTTTGTATTGCTTTAAAAAATTAATTGACTTACAGACTCAATTTGTTTTTACTCCCTCGGTGGTTGTCCCCATCGAGGGAGTTTTATTTTTAGGCGATTTCCCGCATTTCCTTTTCTACCTTTTCCAAAGTATCAGAAAATTCTTCTTTCCAAAATTCGATTAACTTACCAATTGTTTTGGGGCTGTTACTCTCAAAAACTTCACCGCTTGCATCAAAAACTCTAACGGCTGCCGTATCTCCATCATGCGAAATTGCAAAGTTTTCCACTCGTTTACGCTTTTCGTTCAAAGCATCCCATTTGACCGTTAAACGGCTTAAAACTTCACTTTTCCTTTTAATGTCCTCAATACTTTGTACTAGTTTAGCTTCAATAATGGGTGTGAGTAGTACTTCGGGTTTTACTTCTTGTGTAATCACTTCGGATGTTGTGTTCTGGGTGATCACTTCGGGAGTTATCACTTCATCCGTAATTGCTTCACTCTTTACATCTTCGGCAGAGGCTTTAAAATTAATCACTTTAGCGGGTTTTTCTGTCGCTGTTTTTTCTACGATTGTCATCGTTGGGATGACTTCTTGCACTTTCTGTGCAGCTGCTTGATTTTTCATTTTGCTTTAAAAATTAATTGTTAATAATATGCAAGGTTGAAATTGTCCTTTCTCCCTTTCGCACTGCTAAATTACTACAATTTAGCGACATACACAAGTTTATATTATTGTATATCAGTGTTTTAAGTTGACAAATAGTGAGGTAGTAAGTAAACATCTTAAATAATGCTGATTATATTCTCCAATTTTCACGAAAAAAACTTTTTGATTTCAAAGGTCAAAAATCAAAAAACAATGAAATACACTGAATTTATAGAGCACAAATAAAAAACAAAACATCTTCAAAGTTAAACTTTCTTAATCATAATACATTGAAATACAAAGAAATAACACTAAAAAACGCATTTTCAAATAAAAAATATTTTTACTTTTTACTTACTACCTACTATATAAACATATAAGTCTATATATCATACATTTATATAACAAAACAAGGTAGTAAGCATTTTTAAATAGTAACAAGTAGTAACCATTTCAAAGCATTTTTTCTAAATGGTTACTACCTTTTAAACTATTGTATTTCAAATGAATACAAACAAAAATAGTAAGGTAGTAAGGTAGTAAGCGAAAAACATATTTTTTGCCCTTATTATATCTTTTTCTTAATATTACATATAACATAATGATAATGTGTAATATAAGAAGAATATAAAAGAAAAAGTAATTTATAAAATACATTTTTCAAATTTTGGAAATATGATTTTGGCACTATTCAAATTTCAAAAATCGGAATCATAGATAAATGCTTTATCCGCATAGAATTACCAATCATTTTCGGGTTGTTTTGTTGGCGTTTTGTGGGTGTTTTCCGCCTTTTAGATACCTATATCACTATAAATCAACAAAAACGGACTTCGAGAACCTTTTTTTAAGGTTTGTTTATGTCAACTGACCCCGCCCCGCCCTCTCGCTCGTTTGTAATTACCAACCCCGAAAAATGGCGTTATATGCTCGCAATGTTAATAAACGTCTCGAAAATGGGGTATTATTAACAAAAACGGGTGGTAATACGCACATTACGGTTAAAATTTTGGTATTCCCAAAATTATATCGGTAATGACCTCTCAAATACCTACAAAATGATTGAGCAAAGCGATTGATTTTGGTATTAGATTACATTGCATAAAAAAACCACTGACATTACGCCAGTGGTTTCATGAATGAGAATAAGTAATTACACAAATGAACTGATAAGCCCACCACTGAATGAGTTTTCGTGAGGGAAATAGTTCATTCCAATCCATAGATTATCCCAAGCATCGGTGCCATCGGTACGGTGTTCACTCAAATCTTCGTCACTCTCTGCCAGCTTTTCACCTCTCTTATCTTTCTTGAATCCTTCCGGTCCCTGATAGATTCCTGTTTGCTCCATGGCTATTACCAACGCTTCGTTGTTGTTCTTATTGATCATAGGGAATAGTAGTTGCTTACCCTCGAAGCTCTGACCTTTGAATGACATGTTGATTAGATTGTGTTTTTCCATATGACTCATTGGCTTACCAGTGTACATAGGTTTTACTATCCACTTGTTTTTCTTGAACGTGTCAATGATTACTGTTGCAAAGTCTTTGTCATTAACTGCATAGTTACTGTTGAGTGCTGTTGAATCGTAATAATACACAACCTCATGACATTTGTGTGGCTCATAATATTTGCAAAAGTCATTGACTAACTCTACTAGCTTACGATTGTACTTCACAAAGAATGATTTGATTGTCTTCATACGTATGCCTTGGCGTTGTCCGGCAACTATCCAATTGATATTTGCATTATAATCGAACGCTATACATATTGGGGCGTTCTTATCCACATCCCCATCCTGAAGACACGTCATGTTCTTAGCCTTATCAAAGTCATAGTCCAGGTTCTGAAGGTATGAGTTATCAAATGCCGTGTAGTAATGATCCACTTCTTTCAGGCAGTTGTAGAAGCCATCTTTAAGCAATCCTACACGCTTGCAAAGTATTGAAGTCTGGAATACCAATGGCGGTAAGTCGCGTTTCATTTGCTTGATGTAGTTTTCGCCCAGTACCTGAAGGTTTTCAATAGAACTAAATACGTTGTAATCAACTGCAAGTTTCTGAAACTGAGCTAAATCGCGGCATAATGTACGGTAATAGTCAAATAAGTACGCTTTTGGCTGAATGCCTTTGGCCTGGAATTCTTTGAGTTTATTGAGGATTCTCCACTTTTCATAGATAATTCCATCAATTTGTTCGATAAGTTCCGGATCGCATTTTCCTTCGTAATTCAGGAACCAACTGCCTTTTTTGGTCGTTGGCATGTCGGACACGATTAGCATTGAATGGTGGTACGGCAAATGCCCGAAATGTGCGGTTGTTCCTCCATTAGCTGGAAAGGTTTCGTTATTCAGCTTTTCAAAGTTCAGAAATTTAGCTTCGTCACAAGTTACGGAGTCAAAAGTCTGTGAGTTGGACGAACCAACGACATCTTGCGAAATTATTGGACAAATTGAACCATTATAAACGCTAATCGTATTATCGTAACTTGCAGGTTCAGTAATTGGCTTTGCAAAATGTAGCGACTTCTCAGGTTTTCGGCCGATAACGTAGTGAACATTGCGTTTGAACCCCCAGCTGTCGAATGCTTCTAATGTTCCTGGCAATGTTCTGGTAAGTGCTTGTTGGAATGTACTTGCAACGATCCCATGCTTACCGCCGGGCATTCGTTGAATATTGCGTAAAAGAAAGGGTGCTACAATGCCGTGTGACTTGCCTAAGCGACGACCACCTACTACAACGACGGTATTGCACCCCCGAAACATAACTTGTTGCTGAGCGGCATTAAAATATACTTTTTGAGGCTCTTTATTTATCGGCATATTCTTCCAGTTTGGCAATATCAATTTCGTCGTAGGTCACATCCTCAATTTCGTTCATGTATTTCTTTTTCATGGCTGCAATTTTCTCACGGATATTTGCGATCGGCTTAATACCTAAAATCGTTGGGTCTTCTGTAGGCTCGAAATTTTGAGGAATTAAATCTTCCCACGGAATGCGCTCAGCATCTTCTTTGTCCAACTGGTTATATTTTGCATATACGTTCATTGCCTTAACCATGGAGTCCGGGTCATTCTTTAGGTCAGCTCTATCGTATGCTTTTTGAATTTGATTATTAAACTTGAACCGGTGCCAGTCTTTTGATTGCCGATTGATAGAACCGAGCAAATCTTTGATAATGCGTAAATCCTCGTAAGCTGCTGACCGTTCAACTCCGCTTATATTTTGAATGTGCTGAATTATTTCCCGATCGGCCTTGCTGGGATATTCCTGCATGAGTGTATAAGCTGATCTGATGCGAAGCAACCGGTCACGAACCTGAGGTGCCAGGTGAACCAATTTGTCTACATCATCATAAAGATGCTGTACACAAATATCGTATGTCTGTTTTTTACTCATTTTCGTTGAGTTTTTGTTCGATAATGTATTGTTGAGTTAACTCAATGCTTACGGGTGATCCTAGTTTTGCAAGTGCCATTTCCTGCCGGCGAATATCAAGAATAGTATTGGCTTTACTCAACCGATAAACCTTTGAAACTTCAGTTGATTTACAAGCTATATCGCTACGCAATTCATCTTCGTCAATATCCATGAGTACAGCGATATCGGTTATTGTCATCAATAGCCCGGCATATTCACTTATTTTTTGCAGTTCATCCCCTGTGTATTCCATTTTCGATAATACGTTGTATTTCAGTCTGTAATTTTTTATTGATTTGTGGATCCGTTGTAACTATTCCGCTTTCTTCGCGATTCCCACGGGTACAATTTTGACTACCGGTGATTGATACCTGGTACTTGGAAGATTGAATCAAAACTACCTTTGCATGAGTTTTTGAAAAATGGATATCGCTGAATACATTTTGCGCAAATCGGATCAGCTGCTGTGTTTTTTGGATCGCTTTAAAATCGAGTATCAGGGTGACTTTACCGATTAATCCCATCTCCCTGAGCATCCATATTTTTCGGATAAATTCTTCGGAAATACTGAATGTCATGATAGTGATATCGGATTTTCCAATTTGCTGCAAAGTCCATTCAATCAAATCGTAGAGTTGTATGCCGGTATTTAAATAAGCCCCGACATAATCGGGGCCTATAGGTTTCAATATTTGATCAACTTTACTCAACTGAATTGATTTCTTGATCAACTGCTTTGTTGATTAGGCTTATCACAACATCGGGTGTAAGTTCTAGTCCTCTGAAATTACCAAGGGAATAAATAGTTTTGATTATTTCCTTTTCTTCAATGTTGTTTTTCAACAGCGTTTTGATTTGGCTAATCAGATTTTCTTCCGGAGTTTCTTCGGTATTTTCACCTGCAGGTGGAATCACTTCTTCGCCTTCAGTAATTACTGGAGTATCGGTAACCGGTTCGGTTTTGGTTTCTTCGGTAGTAGCTGCAATAATGCCCAGAGCTTTTAGTTCTGCCAACTGATCAGGTGCAAAAGTGTCACCATTCAATACTAATTCATTAAAACGAACCTGCATTTTATCCAATAGCTCAGCAGCTTTTTCAGCCTTACCGTCGGCAATTAAAGTGGTCAATTTAGCTTTGTTATCGCTCAGATATTTGCGAGCTGCAGAAACTTGTTTTCCACTCAAGTTACCTGGTACATTCTCAACTTTTGCTATCACCGGTGCATTTGCATCGAAAGTGTCGTATGCCTGCCAATTAGTACGAAGTAGTTCATCGAGCGATAATAATTCGGTAAGGAAAGGAAGTCTTTGTTCTGCAGTTCCTACTTCATTCAAAACTTTCAATCGTTCGTGAATACCACGTAATTGTGGATAGATTTCGCGGTTCTTGTCATAGATAGCTTGGATATCGGTTGGTAATGTGTCATGATCGGCACGTTTACCTTTACTTTCTCCGGATAAAATGCTTTCGATTCCGGCCATTGTGATCGGAAGATTTACCTCCAGTTGTTGAACTGCCTCATTTACGGGTTCAGGGAATACTCTTTGACCGTCAATGATTTTTTCGAGCTCGTAAACAACTTTGTCAAAGTTTTTACGGTGAATTACATTTTGGTGTAAGGTTCTGTTTCGATTACCTTGAAGCATCAATGTTGCACCTTCTTCGATGGTGCGGGTGGTAGGATCAGCATTTAGCCAATCGTTCACTTTGTCTACATAAGTCTTTTCATTACTCATTTTTTAGAATGTTTATGGGGTTATTTATTTTAAGCATTACGAAAGTAATTATGGGTAATTACCTAGAAAAAGACAGATATTTTGTCGGAGTCGGAACTCCAACATCCCGAAACAAAACACCCTCGTAAACTGAATTACGAGGGTGTGAGGAATTGTCTGTGGTTATCGGTTACACGCCTGGATTGATAATACCATCTTCGGTTACAATCTCGCCTGTGTAAAACAGACCAGGTGCAAGGTCGGTAACGGTAACGGTCAGGGTAGTTCCCATTTCGTCGGTAGCAGCTCCGCCGAGTTTCTGGTCGATAACTGTATCGGTCTGATACATGTCATTACCGATAACACGCCATTTACCTTTTTTGGTTTGCACCAAATAAACTAAATCATCGTTATTGGCTTGCATACAGAAACCTGATGCATCTTCCTCCACTCCGGGGTGTTGTAAAACAACCTGATTCAAGAACGTTTTGCTTGGGCGAACGCCTTGGCTCTTTCCGTCAACCGGTGATTTGTCAACGATAATACCAACACGTTGCCATTTAGCCAACGCAGCTAACGTGAAATTGCCAACATAAATGACCAGCTCACCCATATTCGTTACAAATGCTGCCGGAAGCGTAGGCCATGCTACGATATCGCGTTTGGCGATAGCGTAAACATCTTCTTTGATACCGGGAAGATTTGTGGTTCCCACTGCCCAATCGAGGGCTTTATATTTGATACTCATAATGTATTTCTCCTATGTTTTTAAGGTGAATAATTAACCTACAAATAGTTTCGCAACCATCAACCTTTCAGGGCTTACAGTTTCAAATTGAACACCAAAGAACATGGCCATAATGAACTGAAGAACAAAAGCAGCATGTTTTTCAACAGTGATTTTTTCAGTGTCACCTTGCTGATCTACACCAACAAGCATATTGCCTTTGGTAGTTACATGAATGTAAGGTGAGGTCTTCTTGTTTGGTAATGCTACCAACTCGCACAAATCGTCTGAACCTTCCAAAAATGTCTTTTTGAATTCTTTGTTATAAGGAAGTGCGCTGTTTTCTGCCTGATAACATTTTTCATACATTTTTTTGACAGTTTTTGAAATGAACATTTTGCGAGGTTCATCCTGTAACTCGTCAGAACATGCTTCATCAATTGCTTTCAATCGATCGACAGCATTGTTTACCGAAATTGCATCTGTAAATTCATACAAGTTACCTTTGGCAACTGAGATATTACCGGCAACAATGTCAGCAGCTGTGATTGTGTCAAATCCGTTGAACAATGTTGCAGTAGTGGTACCGGCATCGTTACGAACAGCTGACCAAAGCACTTTATTAATCCCTTGAGAGATTTTCTTAGCCAAAAACGCTAATACCAATTGTGTAATGGCTGTAGTTGCCAAGCCTTGACCTGAAAGTACAGCATCACCATAAATGGATTTAGCCACTGAGTTTGGTTCAAACTCTTTGATTACCGAACCAAAGAAAGTTTCAAGACTGCGACCTTTGATGCCAACACCAGTTTGGTCAACTCTTCTAGGATCGTAAGGCCCAATTTCAATGTCTCCATCTAATTGACCTACCGTTTCTTTGCCACGTATGCCAATACGGAGCGACATGTGAACCAATGAGCTTTGCAAGGCAATCACTGGCATCATCAATAAATCTTTGCGAAATTTCGCGGCACTAAGCGCTAAGGCTTCGGGGGTTATTTCTACCATTGCAGTAAATTTATTTTAAAAGTGAATAATTTCTTTTTATTCAGGAAGTTGATCCCACAATTTACGAGCACTTGCAACGGTGTTCATAAATTCGTCATTACCTTCGCCACCATCACCGCCATCGTCGTCGGTTTCTTTGTTGACTTTTTTGTCAGATGCCCCAGCTCCTTTGTTTAGGTTCAGGATTTGAGTTTCAAGGTCTGTGATTTTAGTTGCTTGTGTTGCCACAGTTCCTTCGGCGGTATTAGCGCGAGTTTCGGCAGCTGTTACCAGTGCTTTTTCGGTCACTACATTGGCTTTTTCAGTTTCTACTGACTTTTCCAATGTATCAATGTTGGTGTCAAGTAATGCGATTTGTGTTTCGTTCAGATACACTCCGTCGTTACTCGATTCCAATTTGTCAACACCAATCGCGGTGTTTACTTTTTCAAATTGTTTTTTCATTTGATTATTAATTTGATTGGTGAATAAATTTTCTTTATCTATGCCGTTCACGGGTAAGCCAAATGCAAGCAGCTTGCTTTCCATGTTTTTCATATTTACTTTGTCAACCGATTGGAATACTTCGTCAACGAATCCCCAGTCTTTGGCTTCTTGTGCCGTTAGCCAACCGCCTTTTTTCATTAAGTCAAGTATTTCTGTTTCCGATTTACCGGTTTTGTCGCAATACATTTGTGCAATTACCCGATCTACTTTATCGTTTTCCTCGATATTGGTTTCAAGCTCAGTGATGAGTGCTCGCATTTCGTCGGCATTCATCATGCTGAAAACCATTACCGGATTCGACACTTTATGAATTAGGTAGAATGAATTGCTGGCTGCTTTGACTATTTTGCACTTCAATGTTGCTACAGTTCCCGATGAAGCGTTGAATCCGTACAGATAAGCACTTACGTTGCCATGTTCACCTGTTCGGTCGGCAATACCAAGTCCGTGCTTTAGCGAACCGCCTTCGGAACTCATGCGCATGGTTACGGCTTTACCTTTGTTTTGATCCAAAACAGATTTTACATATTCCTTGGAATATGAACCATCGCCGATATAGCCGTCAATATCAATGTTGTAGTTAGGTGTAGACATAAAAAAAGTTGCAATGTGGTTTAAATACACTGCAACTTTACGGCTATAACGGGAAGGAAAAAAAGACTATAATTCAACAATATCAATGGGTGGAAGGGTTGAAACCCATGTTATTTCAAAGTTTATGGCTCGAATGCCGGAAGGTGAAGCATCGTTCACCGGTGAAAAAATGATTTCTGGAAATGGCTTTTTGTTAATTCCCACCAGGTATTTATTTTTGTACACGTCAGTAAGCCGGTAGGCATGGAATTGGGTTTGCAATTTGTGTTGAAGTTTTGATTCGCGATCGTCGGAAATTACACCGGTGATTTTGGTTGTATAAACTAATCCGTTGGGAGTTTGCTCCGGACTTGTATTACACCCAGCGGGGTCGGTTAACTTTAGTTTCGTCCAGTTGCCAATGGCGGAAGTTGTGTCGCCAGGTGAAAGAAATTTCTTTGGGTAAAGTGTCATTTCTTCGACCGGAAGATATTCGACAAATAATATAGTTGGAAGTGTTTTTGAATTCATAATATTGCATTTAAAAAAGTGCGTAAAGTGCTGAATGTGCGAATAATGAGTAAAATATTGAAAGTATTTATTTACGACAAAACAGGGCTCAATGTCAGTGTGATTTTAAGCGATTTTTATGTTTTTTTTCTTGCCGTACTTTTGGTTGAGTCGATGCCAACGTTGCGCCACAGTGTCCCAATGTTTTTCATCAATGCCGTGTTTTTCCATGTAAGCATAAATTAAGGTTGCGCGTTTCAGATTAACGTTTTTCAAATCGGTGATCTCGGTAAATAGATTTTTATCGAAAAGAGTAGAAAAACTTTCAACCATAGCATTTTTACCACTGTCGTAAAGGTGGTTGTAAACGGCAGGGTCTTTCCCCTTGAAATATGGAATTGGTATTGTGATATTGGAACCTTCTCCGGTATCAGGCATTTTATCACACGGCAGTTTCACGGTCAATTCATTTAGGGTTCTCATTTCGGGAGAATCTTTAATGAGTTGTACCGGATTTCCGAATGTGTGGGTTATCCATTGCTCTAAGTATTCGGGAACTGTCAGATAAACGTTGTAATCGCTCATATTAATTGCAATATTAGTGGGTTAGTTAGTTGATTAAAAATTCAATGGGATTATCGGTGATATTTATAGGGTCGTTCGTGACCTTTATGCTTTTTATTTTCTTGATAACTATGATCAATCATTTTTTCTCCGAGACTTTCAAAAGCTAAAGCGGCTTCTTTGGCTTCTTTATTTAATGCTTCAAATTTATTTACAATTTGCTCGTTATTGAAATCAAAAAGGTATTCTCTGCGAAACGCTTCCGAATCTAATTTTTTTAGTTGATCTTCGAATGCTGTTCCTTCTCGTTCAGGCCATTCATCTTGATTAGGAAGTCTAGGTCCCGAAATTAAATTTTCGCGTGCAATATGATAACCTACTATACTTGCGGCCTCATCTATTCCACAAATGAAACCTTGAAATCCACCGCCAATGATTCCTACCCGTTTAGGTTTGTAATTCTGAAACAACTTTACGATATCATTTGCTAAAGCTTTACACATTGATTCGGGAATAGCATTGCCGTCCCATTCGGTTTCGCGCTCGTATGCTTTGAATAATTCTAAAATGGAGTTTTTCATTTTTCTATTCTAATTAATTGTGCTACATGTTCGCCTTCAATATCGTGCGGTATTGGTCCATATTTTACCGAAACATATCCGGATTGTTTCTCAATTTTATCGATTGTTCCTTCACGTTCGGTACATCGATTTTTTACAGGATCATCGACTTTAAATTTTTGTCGGTGGGCTTTTTCGCATTCTTCCCAACTTGTGAAAGGGTGACAACTGCACCCGTTAAGTCCGGTTATCATAATATCAAGCTTAAAGGCAAATTACTAACTTCAACCGATGGCGCTCTACATTCTTCTAATTCGGCAGAAAACTCATCGGCTCTGGGTTCGTCGATATCAATGGCTACCCGTGTTATGTAGCAATGAATTTTAATTCCGCTTTCGGTTTCTCCTTCCCATACCCGTGCCGGTACTCCGTCGGATAATGGAGAGGGTTTGATCATTACAATTTTTTTGGTACTGTAGATTGTTGCTTTCATAATAACCTCCATTTTATAAATTCCTCATCGGAAATTGTTGGACACCAATCCCATTTTCCATCAATGCAATAAACTCTGGTAGAATCAATAACTGATCCTGTTTCGGTCATTGCAAGAACTTTTACTGTTCGTTTTAAATCTTCTATTGAATTATCTAGAAGGCATTCATTTTCTTCAGGGAGCGATGTATCTAAATCTATCCACGGATTACCAAATTCTAAAGCAGACATAAAACCTTCGGTAAAGCTTAATGAATCTATAAAACTAGGTTGCTGAGTAAGTTGCTCTTTGCAAAGCTGTTCTTTTGTTTTAATTTCATTCATGATAATTTGTTGTTAAGTTGATATTTATATAAAAGTAAATTTATGCCCGCACAATTCAAATCCACCTATTTGTGGCGTGTGAAATTTAGCGTAAATTGTTCGTGGTGGAATTTTTGTCACTTCACTATATTGTTCGATAGTCATAATTTCATCTGCGAACTCTTGCATAATTTCAATTTTAGTAGTTCTATCTAGTTTGCGTAGATTTATCTTTTGTTTGTGTGTAAGTGACATAATTTTAGAGTTTTGCGAATGTTTGCAAAATATGAATTAAACATATAATATTGTTAGCAGCAACCGCAAAAAGTTTTTTGATACGAAAGACAAGCGGTATGCTGCTAACACACACCTATGGTTAATGCCTTGTTTTTGCGCTCGTATTAAAGTGTTGCTCATTGTGTCCGTATTTTTTATCCACGCTCTCGGCTTTTCAAGCCGTTATTATTTAGTGTCGCAAAAAATCCCACACTCCCAGCTTTTAATTTTACCGCCTTTATCAGTTGGTTTTAGTTGGTCCAAAAAGATTCGTTTACCTTTTCTCTTTACCAGTGTGCAGCCTATACGTCTGCTTTGTTCTGCTCGCTTCTCAAAAATATCAGGAAACTCACGCCTCACTAAATTCCAATAAGTTGGGCTTTGTGATTTTACGCAGCCAATACAATTAGCGTTTGGAAATTCCATGCTGTAAATAGCTGGTAGTTTTATTTTAGCTTTCCGAAGAATTTTAAAGCAATCTTCTTTAGTTATGAGTTCGCTTATAAGTACTGGAATTGTGTTACCTCTTTCACTCTCATTGAAGTTCTTTTGCCTTTCCCATTCGTCGATTGTAAATCCGAGTACATGAAAATCAATTTTATGCGTTAGTTCAAATTGATAACGGGCTTCTTTTTTCAAAAGCATTGTACAGGGCGCGCCTAAATTGCCACTCATGTATTTTCGTTTGTCGAAAACTTCAACTATCGAGCAGTTAGGAAAATCTTTGTTTTTAGCTTCAATAATTGGATGCTGTAACCATTCTTCAACGTCCTTTAAAAAACGTCTATTATCCTCATGTTCTTCGATAACTGGATTATTCACGATAAGTATATTGTGGGTTTGTCCATACTTTTCAAGTGTTTTCATTGCAGCTACTGCACTGGCAGCCCCACAAGAAAACCATACTGCGATTGTTTGTTTATCCATATTTTAAAATTAAGAAATCCACGCACAAAAAAATACTCTATTTGCTCTCGTCCGACCTTTTGTGCGTTAAGTCCGGCACTAAACCATAGCTGCAATACGTTAGTAGCCATTTAAAAGAAAAGAGCCGTATTGCGTTGCGATAGCTTGTGCAATACCCGAAAATGTTTTACTCGAATCCTTCTGACTAATGTTTCTAAACGTTGCTTTTTGACCTCTTTTTGCACCGCCAGTATTTGAAGGCAGAAAAGGTTTGTATTCACTCATTATTTTTGTTGACATTAAAGGCGGTAATCCTTTGAGCCAAAATAATGTTTTCTTTGAAAAAGGATGTCCGAACTGCCACGGTTCAACCCATTGCGATGGTTTTGGCAAATCGTAAATTTTTAAAGGCGTTGGGTTTTCAAGTAGCAAATAATCAATATCGCTATTATAAAGCTCCATAAAAAACTGTTTTGCTTTTAATCCCTTTTCGTACCGTTCTTTGTTTATTTCGCCTTTTTGATAAAGCCAACGAGCTCCGGCACGGCTTAAAAACGTACACGTGGGATGAAATATACCAAGTTTCCATTCCTTTAGTTTAATAGCTTCTAAAACGTCCATTTGTAAATGCCATTCGGGGTGTCCGCCCGAACATTCTTGTAAGTCGCAGCTAAAAGCATTAAAGCCGAGTTTTCTAAATTCGATTGTGATTGCTTGTGATTCTTCACAGCCTACGATTATGTCAATGTCTTGTGGATTCATAAAGAAAGAATAAACGGCTACTAACACTACAGTATGCTTAATAGCCCGCTTTTGTGGTTAATTGAAAGTTAATTGCCCGCATTAGCGGAATTTGTTTTTCGGCAGTATGTAGCCCGCAGATGTGCTACTAAAGCATACTGTCGATACGTTAGCAGCAAGCGGAAGAAAAATCAACCGCCTGCGTACTATTAGGCTTCTACAACAAAACGAAAGTGAGTAACGTCTTCTTGTTTTATTCCTTCGTCAACTGATTTATGAATAAAATCAAAGAATTGGTCGTCATTAGCTTTTACATAATAACCGATGAACGGATGCTCGTAGCCTTTTACTTTTATTTCCAAGTATTTTGAATAATTAATTCCTTCGTCTTCCAATACACATATAGGCTCTTCTTCGTCAACTAGAATCCATCGCATTTTTTCTTTTAATTTTTTATCGAAAAGCTGTTCGATTCGATAGTTTGCCATTTCGCTCATACCATATTGGTGATGAATTTTTGCACATTCGTCTTGAATGTTGATTTCTAAGTTTTTCATTTTTGTAATTTTTATATATTAATATTTGAGAAATTTTTAATTAAGAACCGCCATGCTGCTAACATCACCTATGCCATACACGGCTGACAAGTAATTTACGCTCCGACAATGTGTGCAAGCCGTGCAGGCATAGCCACACGTTACCTGCAAGTGTAAAAAGTCCGTGCAGGTTCGATTATCTGTGCATTTTTCCACCACTTAGTTCACATAGGAAAGTTAACACTAATTCCATTTCAGGATTACGAAAAGCGTGGTTTAAATAACTATGTGGCTTATTAAGGTTGTGTTTGTTCATTTTTATATGATCTTCACATGCTTTTTCAGTGAAGAATGCGTTTTCAAGTCTTTTCTCATAATCATAATAAACCTTTCTCCACCCAGCGTCTTCGAGTATTTCTTCTTTGTCATAAGAATCTAATTCTTTAATCTTTTTCTTTGTCATTTTTCCGCACTTATAATCAAATATGGTATCAACTATTTCTTTTTCAGTTTCAATAGTTCCACCGTCCTGATACCATGCTTCAGTTCCATTTCCTTCGGGTACTGCAATTTCATGTTCTGTTTGAACTTGAAAAAAGTAAGGCATTGCCGTTCCTCTATGGCTTTGCGTGTTTAATTCATTTGAAATTTCCATTAATGCGGAATACATTTCGTCTGATACTTCAATTGTTTTCATATTAGTATTTTATTAGTTGATTGATTTTTAATAATATAAGATACACCTGCAGGTAACATACGCCTATCGGCATCATTAATTAGCATTGCGAAAGTGTGTGCGATTGTGAACGCCCATGAAGCCGATAGCCTCGGTCGTTATGTTTAATTTAAAGAAGAAAGCCATGCGGTTGAGAAACGATATAAGATTGTGCCATCGTCTCCGCAAATAGCGCAGTTTTGACCATTATCTACTCCGTACAATTCGACTTCCATAAATGGCATATCATTGTAAGTTGATTTATATTTTACGAATGTTCGTTGTTTTTCGTCAACTCGTAAATCTTTAATAAAAATTTTGTTGCCTTGTTTATCGGCTGGAATCATTGCTATTGTTGCCATATTTTTGAATTTTGATTAAAGAAAGAATAAACTAAACATAACACTAATGTATGTGTAGCCCTTATTATAATTTGACAGTGTTGTGCAGCCCGAAAACACGGGCAATACACATACATCTATCGTTAGGCGCATTTAAAAACTCTTCCACAAATTCCTTTAGGAAATCTAGTTTTTTTGCTCATTTCAATAAACAAGCTAGCTTTATTCATTCTATATCGGCTACTTGATTGTTTGCTTGTTTTTTGGCGACTTTTCTCGCTACACAAACCTTCTCCTTGCTTAAACCCGAATTTTGCCTTGTACTCGCTGGCTGACATTCCATGTGCTTTGTTTACGTGGCATGATACCCGTTGAAAATACAGTCCGCAAACTTCGCATTTTACTAATCCTTTTTCGTTGTATTCAATTTCATTGTATTTCATAATGCTAAATTGTTAAGTTGTTTTTATTCAAATAGTTGTATAACCTGATATCCATAGCGTCGATTTCCGCCAACGTTTTTCATTTTATGCTCAAAGCCCATTGCTGAGAGTGCCATCCCGATTGTTACCTCCGATACATTCACACCGTTGGAGTTGTTGAGTTTGCGAGCTCTGCGAAGTTCCTGAAGTATTTCAAGCGGCTGCATGTGTGTTGATTCTTCGTCTTCTTCCGGAACTCTGTAGTATTCTTTTACAAGCTTGTTGGCGTTTGTTTCAACGATATAGCGGGTATTGTACTCTTTGAATTCATTGAAATCGTCCTCGTTCCACACATAATCGAAATCGGAATTTTTGAAAAGTACCATTGCTTCAGCCCACATTTGAAAAATATCTACCTCGGCATTGTATTTTTTCCAGTCTATTGCTTCAGTTTCCACGCATGCCCATCGGCGGTAACCCATTGAGGGGTGAATAAAGCCGCCTAGCTCCTTGTTTTTATTGGTGGTGAATGCTCCACTGCCAATTCTGGGAACTTCGTTGGTATCACGTTTAGATAGCCTGTATTCAAGTGCGGAAAGAACCTGTTTTAATTCTTCCGAATTATTTTTGGTGATTCCGTAAAGTTCATCAAACCCCACAATGAAGTTTTGCGTAAAGGCCGTTGTCATGTCAAACTTCCGATCGTCTTTGCTTGATTGCACGTAATAAGCTTTCAGTGCCGGTGGTACCAGAAATCGCATCATGCGGGTTTTTCCGATTCCTTCTTTTGCGTTGATAAAGCCGATAAGCGCATCGTTGGCATTAATCCCTAGTCCGTTGGCAATGGTGGCAACCATCCATTTTTTGAGAATGCGCACAAAACGTTCCTGGTAATATCCTTCGGGTTTGTCGCCAAAGTCGCGCGCTACAATGCAGCTGCAAAACTTTTCTATGTGGCTTTTGCCTTTCCAAGCTCCCTCAAGTAAGTTGAGATATTCAGTTACGGGATTGAAAGTAGTGATATGATAGCCGGACTTGAGAATCTTCCGGAGAATGGTATCGCACCCACGTATGTTTTCGCGCTCCATGTGTAGCGAGATAAGCATCTCACTAGGCTCTTTGTCGTATAATTCTGGATTTTTGGCAACAATAATGGTTTTGCTAGGGTCGAAAATATTGATTTTAATTTCATAATGTGCCGTCAGAAAATCTTCGACAATTTTCACTCTGTCGCCGGAACTGGCGGGAACTTTGGTTTCGGTAAATTTATTATGCTTAGCCATGAATGGGGAAATGTAGAATTAAGGATCAGTTCAGAAAAATCAAAATTGGTTTAGTATCTTAAATCAGTAAAGTGAATAATTTTACCCTTAAAACCTTTGAAAAACCATCGAAAGAAATCATCAGCTGTTTCGAAACCATCGTTGTGCGCCAATGTTACGATTTCTTTCCATTCCAATATTTTTTCATCTACTCTAACTCTAAAATTCTTGAACTTGAAAGTTTTACCTTTTTTATAGTAATAAGTATAGTTAGCTCCAAATGCAAAATGGTTACCTTCCTCAGCTGCTTCAATAATTATTCTTTGAGTTGATTTGCATTCTCCACTTGCAAATTGCTCATATTGCTTGGTTCTTACTCCGTGAGCGTGTTGAATTTTCCGTCCGGGAATCCACCGGTTATTTTTGTCAATCCGCAGGGTGTGTTTTTTTTGTCCTGCGATAATTTTGGCGGCAAAGCAAGTAAATGCTTTCCATGGCGTGTATTTTTTATATCCTAGTATCATATTATTTAGGTTGATTAATTGAGTAGTTAGGTCGTCTGTCATTACCAGGCAAAAACACCAGGTTAACGTGTTCTGTAATTCTTTTCGATATAAATTCTTTGTATGCTTCTTTAAATGAAGGCAAACTCATATTCGTGGAGCCGTAAGTCATTGCGCCATATTCGGCACGTATGGCCAGCAATTCTGTGATAGGATTTACAATTGTACCAAAGTTGTTGATTTCTTTTTTTTCTTTGCCTAAATCCTGAATCAATAGCGGTTTGTGTGCGTATGGAATTACGCCTACCTTTTTAATTTGCTCTGCAAGTTCTATGGCATGAACGGATTCGATCTTGTTTTTATCGCTCCAAGTCAAATCGTTCAGAACCATGCAAAGCGTTTCAATTAATACCGATTTTCCACAACCCCAGGTACCGTTCAATATGATTCCAATAAATGGATTTAGTTCGCACTTCTGACGTGTGACATACATGTACATCATATTAATTACTTTGCGGTTGTCCTCGTCAATAATGAATGGAGTGAATTTCTTTCGATCGGCCATGGCGAGCTGCGCTCTGGCAATAAATAATTCTTTAAAATCTTCCATTGATATCATTTTCCGAACCTGAGCAAGTCTATTGAGTTCCTTTTGGTGTTCTAGCCTTGCCGTGGCTATCATTTCTGTAACTGTTTGTTGTGCCATGGTATCAGATTTTAATTGAAAATAGAGTAAAGAATACAGAGAATTAATAAGATTAGAATCTTAACTACAAGCCAATCGACAAATACTTCATCTTTGTGATCTTTTGCTTTTTGTTGCTCATTTTTGAAAATGCGTTGTTCTGATTTCATATTATTGAAATAATTAGGTTATACATTTAAAAGTCGGTACCAACTCCTACTCCCAATTCACCTTTAGCCGGTTGTTTCATGTCCTTTTCCTCAATGGCAAAGAAATTTTTGTAACGGCAGCTCATGGCGTATCGCAGTATTTTCACTGCTTTTTCTTCGTCGCCCTTGGCGTAGTCGTGCAATAGTTCCAGTGCCGATTGTTCCGAATTTGAGCCAATAATTTGTCCATGCTGCTCGGCAACGTAGTTTTTCCACCGTTTCCACATTTCCACCACCGCTTCAGTTTTAAATGGTGATTTCACGTCGATAGGTTCTACAGGTGTAATGAAATTATCGAACTCATCTACTTGCTTTTTATAAGCATTCCATTCTTTAATGAATGCTTTCGATTTTGTGAGTGCAATGCTTGATAATCCGCCATTGGCAAGGAAGTCATTCAGGGCAGCTTCTGTTTTGTCGAGATGCTTCCATACTTTGTCCCATGCTACTTTTATCATAATAAAAAAATTGAGATTAATGACCAAAATAAAAGTGTCAGAAGTAAAATGCCGACCATCGGATTTTCAACGAAAATATATTTGATTGTTTTCATACTTTAGAATTTATTAATTAGGTTCAACTAATTCAGTTATATATACAGTTGCTGCCGCTTCAGGAATATTCATCACGGGTTGATTTTCACTGCTAAAAGCTCTACAATTCAAGGTTTCATACAGATAGATCACTTCCATGGTTATTTGATTATTCTTGAAAAGATACGTTTTACCTTTTACTAGGTTCTTTGGGTCCATTTGGAATTGTTTTCATTGAGATATTCAATACTGCCAATAATTTCACCTCATTTTCATATTCAGTAACTGAAAGCTCTTTAGTGGTTATAAGTACCGGTGTGCCGTCTGTCACTTTTTCTATTGCGTTAAATACGTCCAGAATATCGGAAGTAATAAGCTTCGTTTTTGTACTTTCCTGTTCAATCCTATACGCTATCATGGCTTTATAGCTTTACACGTAAATTGCCAAATCCAAGGGTTGGCGTAAATTTCAAGTATCTCATACTCTTTGCACCATAGTGAGTGAAAGCTACCGGTTGCCGTGTTGAAATTTGGAAAGCCCGGGTCTTGTGTCTTCAGTACTTTTTTAGGAAAGAACTTTTCGGGCGAATAATGTTTCCACACGCCAGGGCTTTGTTGTTCAATTCCGGTTCTTACGGCCAGTTCGTCGGTAATGTCGGCTAATCGGATCAGTTTTACTTCGGAAATTAGCACATCGCATTTATCGCCCCAGTTGGCGGTTTCGCCCACTTTATGATTTTGAATGCTTGCAAGTATTATTTGCTGATTGGCATCCTTTTTATTGATCAATCGGGTACCTGATTGATTGAGTTCCCACGCATCAGGGAACTTGTTTACTTGGGTTAATCCTACTTTGTTGAAAATAAGATCGGTTTTGTTTTCTTCGAATTTTGGGGAAAATCCGGTAAATCGTTTAATTCTTTTCATTTGACTCTGTATTAGTTAGTTTTAAATCATTTTCAGGAATTCTTTTTTGATTGTGGAAGCATTCGCCTTTTTCGTTCCATATCATTCGTTTGCGGCCTATATAGCCTATGGCTTCCCGCACGAATCGATCAGGGGTTTTAAATTCCTCTATTTGTACTTTTTTAGCAAGTAGAGCGGTTTCAAATTGATTAGTTGTGTATTTTGACATGGTTATTTTAGTTTTTTACAGTTTCTAAATAGGATAATCATTTGTTGCATAGTGCCAAAAATATTTATTGACACTGTAAATCCATATTCATCTACACTATTTAATAGGCAATAGTATGAGCCATGTTGATTTAAAATAATACGATCATTAGCTCGTATTGTAGCTCTAAAATTATCTCTATCTTCATCAATATAGAATTTTACTCCAGCTTCAAATTCTTCACGGGTAATTGGCTGTGGGGTTTCATTTTCTGCCATGGCTTATTTCATTTAAGGCAATTTGAATAATATCCCATCCAAAATATATCTACCGGATTAATCTTTTCATCTTCTTTTACAGAAGCGATAATTACATCACAATATTTTTCTTGATTATTGATGTGATCCAAAACAATACTTCTTCCTTCAGAAAGTGATGAATTGAAAAACATTTCAATTTTAGAGGCAACCTCCTGGTTTGTCGTAATCCTAAATTTTGCCATGATTATTCTTCTATAATTGAATCTAATGAATAACAACCAGAAATTTCCTCGAACCAACCAACGGCACTGTGTCCACTGAGTATAGTCGCCACATTACTAACTGTAACGTCGATTATTCCTCCAAAGTCCTTTTTCAGTTTCAATTTTGAACCTACTGGGTATCTACCATTAAAGTAGTTTACCTGATCTTCTAACTCTCTTTGAGAGGGTTTTTTTTGCTTTGCCATAAAATTTTGCTTTAAAAATTAATTGTTAAGTTGATAATTTAAAAAAGGAGTGGGATTTTACCCGCCGTAAGACTTCCGGCTACCATCACTAAAAGTTTCACTATCAAAAAATATAATTGGCGTTTATTGTCTTATTTCACTCCTTTTTGTGAGTTTTTTGGAGAGATTGTATTTAAAATGTTGTATTCGATACTTCCTGACGCTTCGGGAAGCCTTATTATATTAGTTTTTTCCGGTGAGCGTAATCGCTCAGCTGTGCATTACTGTCGGTACCCAGTTTTTTATTTATATTGTAAACATGGGTTTCAACCGTTTTTGGCGAAATAAAAAGCCGATCGCCAATTTCAATTACTTTTTTGCCAATTGCTATTAATTTTATAACCTTCAGTTCCGCTTCGCTAAGTGGTAGTTTTTCTTTTGGATTACAAATTTTATTTTCCGATCGACATTCTCCGGAAATTGGGCAAATATGAAATTCGAAATGCCAATCACCATTTTCATCAATATCCCAATGTCCATCGAAAGTAGCCCAGTTACACTTTATAAATCCACATACTACACGAAATTCAAAGAACCAGGTATTTTGTAGAGAATCTTTATATCGTGGGCATAATTCCGAGTAAGCCTCGGGATAACGCTCCCTGATTTCGCAGTAAAGAGGTGAAATTAAATCTCTGTGACTTTCGGTAAGTATATAAATTGGCTCATCGTAATGTCTAACTTCAATTTGAACACCAGGGCGAACATTAAATTCAAAGCACTTTAATTTTTCCATCTTCTTTGTTTTTGTAGTCTTCTATTACTTTTTCAATGGCGTTAATTTCCAACTCAGAATAATTCTGGTTATTCATCTTATAATCGAATGTACCTCCTTTATATTCACAGGTATCAGATATAAGCTTCCTAAGTTCGCCACGAGGTTTAACCCTTAGCATCCTGTAGTAAGTAATAAACCTTATTATTCGCTTTTTTTTAGTCATTTGCTTTTTATAATTAGTTATTATAACTAATTTAGTTGTGCAAAAGTATGATAAAAAACACATTTGTGTATTATATAACACAATATTTTTATGTCAAAACACACAATTTATAATGAATGTAAATAATATTGAGTATAACAGAAACAAAGTCAATCATTTAGTTTCACAGTATGTGAAATTAAACAAAGGCGAAACACAAGACAGCGTTGCTGCCAAGATTGGCGTTTCGAGGAGTACTTTGTATGGGGTTAACCCCACAGCAGAGAACTTGATGAAGATTTGCATATTCTTCGGCATTGAACCGAATGAGTTGTTTATATACCCTAAAAAGGGAAACAGCGAACCGACAAAGCATTCGAATGTGGTAGCTACTCCACTAACTATTTATGCTCCCCCTGAAGAAAAAGAGGAGCTAAAAAAGATAATGTATGAGCAGCAAGTAGAGATAGCCGGACTGCTGAAAGAAAAAGTTGAATGGATGGAAAAAGCACACTCGCTTGAGATCGAGCTTGAACGTGTAAAAAACGCCAATGCACCCGCGAAGGATGCACTCGCCGGATAGTAATGAGAATTGTATTCAGTAAAAAATGTTCGCTAAACCTTTTTGTATTAGGATTTATAAGTGCAATGTCAGCTTAGAAAATTGCGCTAACATTGCGCCACTGATTAGTTATTGCAACTAAAATAGATATTCGATAGGATTTGAGTATCAATAAATTAAAGGATATATGACGTATGAAGAATTGGGCGGATTGTCCCTCTCTCTCCGCAAAATAGTATTTAAAACGTTGTATATCAAAAATATACAGCGTTTTTTGTTTTAGTACTGCGCCAAAAGCGCTCCACCACTTTGAAAAGTGGTCGTATTTTTAATAAAACGCTGAATAACAACACGTTAATTAAAATTAAAAATATGACCAACTTACCTACATTAATCGACAGCGATTTTCAAGTTCAATACATTCCGGCTAGAATTGTCAACGAAACTGAACTATATATTATCTACTACGCTTTTCACCCGGCATACAATGCGTTGAAGCCTAAAAAAATGCGGTTGAATCATCTTCGAAAGAAGATGAGTAAAACTGCGCTCGATCGTTATACTCGAAAATTAGCGAATGACATCAATATCAATCTTGCTGCCGGAAAGAATCCATTCATCGGGGCTGACGTGACAAAAGCCTACGAAAAATTGACAGCTGCTATTGAAACATTTAAAATAATCAAGGAAAAGGAAATGAGTGAAGACGGATTCCGATCTTACAAGTCTTACTGCAAAAAACTGGTTGACTGGCTAACTCAAAAGAAACTTGAAAATATTTTTGCCATTCAATTTAATGAGGACTTGGCCGATGAATTTATGGACATGATTGAACTTGACCCGAAGTGCGGTTCTCGGTCGTATAATAATCATTTTGTTTTTTATCGAAGCCTTTGGTACTGGCTAATTAAGAAGAAATATTGCAAAGAAAATGTATTTTTGAATTTTGATAAGAAAAAGGAAGAGGAAAAGTTCCGGCAGGTGGTTGAATTAAATACCCACGATAAAGTGGTTCTTTGGTGTAGGGAAAATAATCCACGATTTGAGATAGTAGTGGATTTGGTGAGAGCTGCTTTCATTCGGCCGGCAGAAATTTGCCGAATTCAAATTTGCGATATTGATTTATTCAACCAGGTGATAAAAATCCCTGCAGGGAAATCGAAAACCGATAATTTCCGATTTGCTTATCTTCCGGAATGGCTTTGTGTAAAAATGGCGACTTTATACGAATTCGACAGATACCCGATGAAATATTACCTTATATCTACCGTTTTGGAACCCGGGTTATTTAAGTGGAATACTCGAAAACTTGATAAGATTTGGGATAAACTTCGCGACAAAATGGAGTTAGAAAAAAATCAGCAGCTATACTCGTATCGCGATACTGGTATAACTGCCTTAGAAAATAAATCGATTCCGGAATCTGTAATTCGGAAACTTACCGATCACAAATCTGATAGAATGCTGAGAAGGTATGTTCGAAAGCCATCGCAGGAACTTATAAATACTGTGGTAAAACAAATTACAGATTAATCCAACATCCGATAAAATTTTCCCAGTACCGTTGTTTGCTTATTCGATACCTGTCGATTAAACGATATAGGCATGTACTTTTTGTTGTTGTAAATAAATAAGTTATTAGCCTTTATATCAGGGTTATCAATAGCCTTAAACACATATTCGTTATCGGTATCAAGTATCGACTCCTGATGATATTCGGTAACAACTCCACCGGGACCAATTAACCGCAATGTGGTAGTCGCAAGCGGAGAGAAGTGCGTATTTTTCCATGCTTCAAAAATTGCATACCGATCGCCCAAATCTAGCGGTTCGCC